ATTGCTCAATATGTTTTGCGTACTCTTCAAGAGGCACATTTAGTCTTTTAGCTATTGCTACTTGACTAGGTGTGAGTTTTACTTTGCGTGCACTTTTTTTACCTGTAGCCCCACGGCTGGAGGCAGCAACCTGCTGCACTGGTGCAGACTGCTCTTCCGAAAACTTATTAGGAAAATATTCTTTCATCTTTCCATCGACTTTAGAATAATATCCGTCCGAAGAAGGATCAATTCCTTCTTCAACTAATTCTTTATGTATACCAAACGCTGCATAAGTCATTGCTTGATCACTCCCAAACCATTCATTTTTATCAGCCCAGTGCTGTGCTTTAGCATCAGGTTGAGGTGCTCGTTGTTGGGCAGGAGCTGAAGGAACATTGACTTGTTGTTCTGTCGATTGTTCTCTAACTTTCTGTTGCGCAGACAACCGTCTAAGGTTCTCGTGCTCTGCGGCACTTCTTGAAAGTTGTTCTGTTGCTGTAGCAATGGCTTCACCGTCTCCCTGTTCTTGAGCATCTTTTAAATGTATCTTAGCTCGTTCTAGGTCAGATTGTATACGATTATCGTATTCTTTAAAAAGAGAAGAGTCGGAACTTTTTAATTTATTCCGTAAACTACTGTTGTCTGTGTGTATGCTTTGGGCATAAGTAACAGCTTCATCCCTTTGTCTTTCAGCTTCTCTCATCTTATAAGTTAGCTTATCAATACGTTTTTGAACGCCATCACTGATAGTGTCTAACTCGTCTTTAGGAGCCTTGTTTAGTTCTTCAACATTCTGTTTATTAGGTATTGAATCGTCAACATCGGCTTCTCTTATATCAACTTCCCCTTCAGGAAGTTCTAGTTCTATTTCTAAATTTTCTGCTTCTTCTTGCATGGTCTTCTCCACGTTTATGATAATATATCCTCTGGATCGTTAATAGTTGCTAAGATCTCGTCATCGTTTAATAGTCGCATATCGCCACCATCAATCATGAAACGAGCACCTGCATATCTACCAAATATAACCCAGTCCCCTTTTTTACACCAAGGTCCATCAGGAAACTTGTTTAAGTCTCCGTAAGCGTCAGGTCCAAGGTCAACAACATAACCTACAACAGTCGCTAGTCTTTCTTTGTCTAGTGTCTGTTTAGCTAAATGTATGCCACCCTTGGTCACTCCTTGAGTAACGAAAGGAAGGATTAATATTCTATATCCAGTGGGGTGCGGTAATTTTTCCGAGTGCGAGTCTAATGAATCAATAGTTAAAGTAGATTCTGGTTCCATTTCTGCAACCTTGCCTTTACTACCGAAATTGTCAACTCGATTGGGAACAGTGTCAGTCATATGATTCCTCCATATTTTTATTTAAAGTTTGAAGTTCCTGCTCCGCAACATTCAAACCCGCTATTTCGCCAACGATTCGGTGGTACTGCTCAATATCTTGAGCCCCACCCGCCGCCAGCGTGTGCGAGAGAGCTTCTTTCCTCTCTCGATAAGTACGGAGCAAATGCTCCGCCGCTAAGATAAAGTCCATTAATTATTTAATTGAACGATACCAAAGAAGTCCTTTAGTTTGCCCGTATGCTGCTTTGACTTTAGCCTCTTCTGGCTTATCTAAGCAAACACCCGCTTCTACAGACTTTATTCTAGTGTCGTCTTGTATAGACGGTTCACTAGGTGCAGCTCTGTTCACCTGTTTAGAAGGTGACGGATATTTTTTCTGAGCATCATAATATTCTCTCATGTTTATCTCCTTTTCTTTATTGTTCTTTGCTTTCTCTCACCGTTTTAACTAATTCAGTGAAATTCTTTTCCGCGTCGCGTTGAGTTCTTAATTCAGCTTCTTGTAAATCTACTGCAGCTTTAACTTCTTCTCTTTCATTTGCTGCTGCAATTTTTTCACGTTCAAGCTGTCCTTGCATTTCTGCTTTCATCATCTCAACATCTTTATCGCGTTGATCTTTGCCTTCTTTTTGCATTAACTGTTCTTTTTCAAGTTGAAGTTGTTGCTGGAACATTTCCATTTGCGGATCACGTTGTGCTTGTGCTTCGGCTTGTGCCATAGCTTGTGCTTGTCCTGTAACCTGTTGCGTAGCTTGTGTTGCCATCATCGCAATTTCGTTCATAACCTCTGGGGGCATTTGTCCTTCTTCCATGGTTGGTAAAGGTTGACCCATGGCTTGTTCAATTTGAATCCTATACAACATCGCTTGGTGTTCTTGTATGTTTGCTCCAATCGCCTGCGTTGCTGTAGGATTTTGTTGAACCATAGGATTTTGCATAAAAGCACTATGGGCTCCAATATATGCCTCGTGGTTTTGAAATTCGTACGCTTTAATTGGTTGCCCTGTTAATGCTGCTTGTTCCTCACTAATAGGGTCTCGAGGCGGTATTTCGGCTTCTTGGGGCAATATTGCATCAATATCCTTGATATTTAAAGCTAAATACATTTTACGATAAGATTCTCGTAAATCATGTAATTCTGGTGCAGCTTGTGCCATTTGTAGCTGTGTTTGAGCTAAAACGATTCTTTGAGTCATACTAAAGATATTTGGGTCACTTACGGGTATAACATCTACAGAACTGTCGAAATCTTCCCTAAATACGTTTTGAGACGCTCCTTGTACTTGATACGGGTATTCTGGTGGTAAAAACTCACCAAAAACTCTTTTTAATATTTTAAACTCTGTTCTTTGTGCATAATGCAATCTTTTATGAATTGCGGACATGACACGTTGTCCTTTTTCCAACAAAGCAACGGTAGTCCCAACGGGAGCTTCAGAATTACCGTCACCTGTCGGTTGCTCTACGGTAGCGGCAAATTGTTTACCTGAATCAATTAAAGATCCTAATAATGACGTTAATGTTGCGCTTGGTTCTTTATATGGCAGTGGCATGAACGCATCGGTTAATCTTCCCCCTGGAGCGTCAACGTCTCGCCATTCTCCAGGCTGGAGCGGGTCATCATGTCTTTGGATGTTGAGTCCTCTGGACTTGAATCCAGCAGGAAGATTAGAAAGTGTACCTGCGTCGATTAATTGACGCAAAATAGCGGTAACTGATTTAGTTAGCCCACCCATCATGTGGATTAACCCAAAACCGTAGAAACCTAATCCTGGAAGAAACTTAAAATGAGCAAAATGCTCAATTTTCTTTTTCATAGGGTCTTCTGGTTTGTAATTTGGTCTGATTGAAAGAACATCGTTAGTATCTTTGCAAATTGTAACAATATAAGGTAATGCAAGACCCGTGGGCTCTCCGTTTGCGTCCATATCTTCAAAACCTTCAATATCGAGGTTAACGTGCATCTCTAAAAGCGTGTATTCTTCATCACTTACTGTTCTACTGAGCCCTTCTAGCTCATCCATCTTTTTATCTACGTCACTCAGCTCTACCGAAGACGCATTCATTAGATCTAGGTCTCTATAAAAACCAGATACTTGCATTTTGCGTAATTCGTTTTCTGCCATGTGAATTACGTGGGTAATTCTAGGAGCGGTAAGTAAATCTACTGCGTAATACGGAACAACTAGGTCTTCCGCTTTAATAAAGCGTGCCGTGGCTCTTCCTAAACTTGGATCGTAGTAAATTTTCTTAAACGCAGAACCCGATAACGGTAAATAAAACAATAATTGATCCATTTCAGGGTCAAATTCTTCCATTTTGTACGTTATTTGGTAATTCATGAAGTTTTTAACGCGATTTGCCTTTTCTAACTTAGCATCATCCGTCATTCCTAAAATTTCCGTGTCTACTGGTCCGCCCGCAGGTAATAACTCTTTATACGCTTGTGCTTGAAACTGAATTACGGCTTCTGAGAGAATAGGGTGATAAACCCCAGAAGCTCCTTCAAACGGTTGTGACCTATCTTCGCCACGAATACCTAATAAATCTAAACCTTTACTAAACGTTGTGTACCAATCGTCTCGAGATTCTAAATCTTCTTCGTAGGATTCTGTTAATTCTGAAGCAATAGACGCTAAATCTCTTTCTTCCATAACTTCGGCAAGATTTTCACCAAATTCTAGTTCTTCTTGTTCTGAAGGATCAAACCCTACCGTGGCTGATCCGTCTTCCGCTAAAAATACTTCCGTATCGGAAGGATTCATCATCTCGGGTTGTTCTATTTCTAATTCTATTTCTTCTTGTGATCCTGGGATCACTGAAAATGGTTGTCGTTCTATAGCCATGAGGACAAACTGTACTCCTTATTTACTTAATAATAAACCCATTGACGAGGTTGGTAATCTTCATCGTCACTGTAGTCTGAGGTTAACGTTAAAAAACCACCTTCTCTAAACCTAGCTAACGCTAAAGTTGTGGCATCTACTAAGTCATCGTTTTCTCCGCCAGGAAAATCCGAAACCTCTTCCATCAACTCTTCTCCCCACCTGTTTTCAGGAACCCAAACTCTTCCGTCTTGGAAAATTGGGGAGACTGCATTTAATCGTGCTATTTTATCTTGTCCTTTTCCTGGTGAAAAGGTATTTACGGGAATTCCTACTCGGCGTAATTCTTGTACTAATGGAATCCCTGAAGCCTTAGCTTCAATAATTACCGTATCGGGTTCCCAGTATTCGTATAACCGCAGGGCTTCTGCTTTTAATTCAGGAAAATCAAATCGTTCTTTTATACAGTCAATTAAAATTAAGTGTGCTTCCCCACCCGCGTAGTTCTCTTCACCTATTTTACCTTCGGGGTAAAAAACACCCCACGTGGTTATTGCCGTGTAGTCGGCTCTTTCTGATTTTAGAAAAGCCGTATCGTAACTTTGTATTAAATATTCACATTTAGGCGGGTCGTCTTCTTCCCAAATTTTAAACCATTCTTTAGGGATAATAGAAATACCCTCACCCGTTGGTCTTTGCATGTACTGCGAAGCCCATTTAGAAGGACTAACCGAAGCTTTAATTGTTTGAAGTTCTTCTAACTTCCAAAAGTTAGACCATAACGACTTACCGCTAGGCAGTATCGCAGGAAACTCAATTAGTTTCCATTGGTCTGCTCCTTCGTCTTGTGCCATCTTTTTCATTAAACGACCCGTGAGATCTTTTTTAGACCAACGCGTCATAACAATTACGATTGCGCCTCCAGGTTGTAACCTTTGTCGTGGTCCCGCCATAAACCATTCGTAAGCTTCGTCCAGTGCTTTATCGGACATCGCATCTTGTTCCGAATGAGGATCGTCAATAATAAACAAATCCGCACCCCTACCTGCTAATGCACCTCCAATACCCGAAGCGTAGTATTCTCCACCTTGGCTCGTTAACCATTTACCCGCGGAACGACTGTCTGATTTTAGCGCGGTATCTGGGAATAGTTCGTGGTACTCGTCGCCGTCAATTAAATCACGAACCTTACGCCCGAAGTTAATTGCAAGATCCGCGGTATGCGTTGCTTCAATAATCTTTAGTTTAGGATTTTTACCTAATAAGTAAGCAGGAAACAAATGAGAAGCAAACTCAGACTTAGTATGTCTGGGTGGCATATTAATAATTAAACGTTTTAATTTACCACTGGCTATGTCGTCAAACGCCGCCGCCATTTTTACGTGGTGGTCGCCATTAATAAAGTCCGTCCAAATAGATTCGACAAAATTCATAAAGGTACTGGTAGATTTTTCTTGGAATTCGCGTTTACCTAATTCTTCTAAAAGAACCGTAAACTCTTTCGCTTCACCTTTTCCTAAATACGAAAGGTCAACTTTTTTTAAAAGCTCTAGTTTATCTTTGTTGTCTTGCGACATAAATTAGTCTAATAATTTAGTTAACTCAGCAAGCTCGGCTTTTTCTTTGAAAAATTCTTTCATGTCTACTGACTCCCCCGCATCCTGTTGGGCTTGTTTTGTTGTTACACGATTCTTTAAAACATTTTTACGATTCGTTTGTTGTTCTAATACCCGCAGGTCGCCTAATTCATCCATGTAACTTTTTCCTGGAGAAGTGTTCATGATGCCTTCTTCTGCAGAAGTTCTTGCACCAATAGTATTTGGATTAAATTCTTCCTGAGCCTTACGCGCATATTTAGGAGTATCTTTAGCGTTTGCGCCTCTCTTATAAAATCCTCTAGCCAACGCTCCACTGCCGTAATGGTATTGAAACAATTCTCCTGTCCTGGGGTCTTGATACCATGTTGCTTCAACTTGTTTACCTGTTTTTCTTAAAGGAATTAAACTTTCTAATCCTTCTTTGGCAGAACGTGTTGGTCCTGGATAAGGTTGTCCACGGTTTGTGGTTGCTTTAGTAAATGCTTCGGGAACATTTTTAGATTCTATAGAATAATAAGGATCTCGGGCTTTTATCATGTTTACTTCTTCAGCGTTTGCGGGACGACGATTAGCTATACGATCACTTTGTTTTGGATAACGATCTTTATTCCAAATAACTTTTTCAACTTCCTTAGCCCTGTGGCGGGCATTTTTTGGTACCATGAAATCAATCATAGCACGTTCAGTGTCACTTACTCCGCCTGTGTTTCTTGTTCCTGGTGGTGGAGCTGAGGGTGGATTTGCGGGAGAGTCTATATTAGTATTGCCACGTGGTCCACGGTTCGTGGGTGCTGGAGTTTTCGACACGGGCATCGGAGCGCGACCCACTACATCCGTACCAACTCCTGATCCTGACCTTCCAGGAAGTTTACTGCCTATACTTCGTAGTGCTTGGTCTACCATATCCCCACCAACAGCCCCGTACATTTTATTCAGGGGTGCCGCGGCTCTGCTTGTAAAGTTAGCTAACCACGCGGGTCCCGCTACGGGAGCCGTTCCTAATCCTGCTAATGTACTTAACAACA